TTAGCAGCAGTTTCCTCAGCTACTTTTTTAGCAAAAGCTTCCAAGTCAACGGGTTGATTTGTCTCTTCAGACATTGTAATCTCCTTTTGGACTTGCGCCCCGTCACTATTAGTGAAAGTTTTTTTGAACTCTTCGTACTCCTCCATGGAGTCGAATGATTTCGCCAGTGAAAAAGTAGCTGATTGATTGCATGGTACTGATACTACCGATACCTCAAACAACTCAGCGTCCTTAATCTTTAATCCGTCGGTTTCCTCTAGGTAATCAGCATCCTTGACTCGGAAACCAACAGAAAAGGCTCCAAGGACACCATCTTTAACTAACTCAGTTACATCTTTCGCTGCCTTGCTTATCTTAGCAGTCAGCTCTAGCCCATTCTCAGTAGTTTTTAAGCCTGTGGCTCTACCGATAGGACGATTGTAGTCGTGATTGAAAAGAATTATGGGGTTCTTTTCAAAATTTTTCAATCCACCCTTAGTCCATGCATCCGCTGTAATTGAATCGCCCGCGCGATCAAAGTCATTGGTGCTTGCCATACCACGAATCATAACACTACCATCTTCGTCAGTATGAGACTTAAAAGTAGAGGTGAGATTAAATACTTTCTCCATTTGCCCCCTCTGTTTCCGCTTCTGCGGTCTGTGCCTTTTTCAGCTTCTCCAAGGGATCAGCTTCTACAGGCTTTACGTTAGTCAGTCCTTTCATAATATCAGGACAAAACGATTTAGTGTATTTTTCCATAATCGACCACGATCCAAATATCTTCTTTACAGTAGGTATTTTTATCTCTTTTGGTCTATTCTCATCAAGTGAGAAATCTCTTGGGCTTGGAATGTATCCTTTCTCTGCGAAGTACATTGCCATTGTAACTGCCATTGCTTTCTTTTGTTTCGATGATCCTGCCATTTATTTTTCTCGCTTATCCAAAAATTCATGCATTACTTTTAGTGCGTATACTTGATAGTCTGCTAAGTTGTTTAGCTCTTTTCTTTCTTTGCTATCTACACAAGTTTTTAATTCTTCCTTTCTTAACTTATTTACTTCGTCCACAGTCTTGCAATCTGGTAGTTTTATAGTAAAATCGTTCAAACCTTTTTGTTCCATCAATCTTCCTCTTCTTCTGTGGGTCTGCCGCCTTCATCAGGGTTTGCTGCGCTTCCTGCTATATTTGCGGGAACTCGCACGTCATCTTGCCCTGTTACAGGCTCGAAGCCAAGCTGCTCTCGTGCTTCGTTTACTGTGATTATACCACCGTTTACAAGTGAGGTATAATAAGAAGATTGATCACGAAGCTCAGGTTGTAGAGCAGGTATATCTGTGATATCTTCTTTTATTCTGAAACCGAAAAATCTTTCGAATCCAAAGTTTATTTTTCGAACTATAGGTAGTATAGTCTCAAGATAGTACAATCGTAAATTCGGGCGAATGTTGGCGTTGTTGCCAGAGTCCAATAAAATTGGAGGGACTCCGAGTGCCTTCAATATTATCTTTTCGTTTTCTGCTATCGAATTTTGAAAATCTAAATCTTTGAAATTTGTATTTGAGTACGAGTCAATTTCTATACCGCCATCTAAAATTAGTGGTCTTTTTCCACCTGCGTCTGGTCTGTATCGTACTCCCCAAGATTGAATCATTCTTTCTTTGATCTTCTCTGACAGAGTGTTTGGGCTTTTCAGTACAAGACCAGGCACTGCTCCGTTCTTAAAAAAGTTGTCCTGAAACTTTCTCATGTTGGCCATGAGTTGCATAGTTCTAAGAGCGGGGCTGAGTCTCGGAACTCCTCTGTATATTGAGTAGAAGGAGTTTTCTTTGATGTGAACTATCTCTCTAGGAGAGTAGTCAACTTCACTGCTAAATGTGTACTTTTCTACATAAGTGTCCTTACTAGACACAATCTGCATTTTACTCGACGGAAGATGGTATAAATGCACACCATCGAAGTATATAAATATGTTTCCGTCTAGTATAAAGTCTGTAACTAAGTTTCTTTTAAATGTATTTATGTCTTGATAGAGATTTGGTTCGAAGTTAAGAAGCGTATCAACCTTTGCTCTCTTTATTCCTTTCAAGACTCCGTTTAATCGTTGAGACCCTTGTATTATGGCAGGTATCTCTGCTGAGTCATCTACAATCATGTTGACGGCACGATTTACAATCTCTAATTCTTCGTACTGTCTCTCGTAGCTGACAGTAGGCTCACGAGTACCTTGTGTGTCACCACCGATGTACTGCTGAGAAGGATTTAACTTTTCCTCGTCTTTTCTTCCCAGAAATCTGTCATACCATGCCATGTTTTTCTCTTTGTATTTCTACCCAGCGTATTTGTTTATGTGCTGTTCCTAAGCCTGGGTCTCTCCCATATACTTTATGTAATTGTTGGTGGTGTTGACGACACAGAGTAACAGTATCCTCGTAAAGTTCTTTTTTATGTTCCGCTATAAAATCTTCTCTTATTGCTAGTATGTACTTAGGATCTAAATTGTTCTTTTTCAGCCACTTGTGCACTAAAGGTGCTAGTGAGTAGTAATGGTGAAAATCAAGTTGGGTTTCACCACCACAAATGTAACACTCCGATGCCTTTTTGTACTTATTCTTCGCCTTGTCTCGAATATACTTTACTACGTCTCGTTTCAGTTCAGGCATCAGGTTTTTGGATTTCTAATTTTTTACTAAAAGAATTATATCTAGTTTGGGGTACTATGTCAAACATTATTTTTGACCAGGTATCCTAAAAACTTATTGCCGAAGTCTCAAATGAGTATAATGCATACCTCAACGCATCGGCCATGTGCGATGCATAATTGTGTTTCGGTTTCTCTTTGAGTAGGTTGGGATTGGGGTCCCACTGGTATTGATCTAACGCAGAGAGCGATTCTTTACAAGTTTGTTCAACAAGTAATTTATTATTGTCTATGATTCCTGCTACCTGCGCGATACCATCCAATACGGATTTCTTTGCGTTAATTGTTGAAATATCGTAATTCTGTGCAAAGTCGAACCTGGTCTGCTGAGCAGCAGAGTCAATATAAATATAGTCAATCCCCCACTTATCAATTCGTTTTTGTATTTCTTTTGCGTGGTTTTCTGTTGTTTGTTCTGCATCTAAGTATTCATCCAATAAGTAAAACTTTTCTTCGTCCCAGTCGTAAGCGATTACACAAAACGCTGTGGGATCTCGATAGCCTACATCCAGCCCTGCAAATACGTCCATCTTGGATGTATCAATCTCGTCGAAGTTCCCGATGCACTCTTCGTGATTAAAGTTCCAAATCTGACCTTCATATGTGTTGAAGTCTGCTTCGTACTCTTGTCGGAACTCAGCCTCGGACATAGATTTTCGAGCTTCCGCAATATCCGTCTCAGACATTCGAGGATTATCTTTATAAGTAGCCCGAATAGACGCCCATTCTTTAAATTCATCTGAAAAGCCTCTGTAGAAAAAATCTGAAAACCAGTTGTTCTTTCCTCTTGGCGTAGATATAAAGATAGCCTTTGAATTGTCTTTGTCTAGTGTGGGTCGTAGGGCTACGTTAAAAGCGTCCCTGCCATCGGCCAAAGCAGCCTCATCGAAGATGATAAGGTCGTAGCTACGACCAACGCAGCTATCAACCTGATTAACACTTCCCATTCGAATCGTGGATCCATTTGTTAGTTCTATTACCTTATCCTTTGCATTGTCCTTTGCAACTTCCAAGTCAAAATGCTTTATTAAGTTTCTCTGTAAGTCAAAAGAAATCTGAGACAAGGCATAGTTGGGGGACATTATGAGTATGTTTGAGTTCGGGACTAGTGAGACTAGCTGCCCGATTATGTTTGCGATGTAGGTTTTACCCTGCCTTCTCGAAACTGCCGCACATACAAAACGGTATTTCGGATTGTTAATCGCATTTATGATAGCCACCTGACTCGCAAGTGGCGTTATGCCGAGTAGATCCAAGTATGGATCTACTGGTAATTTAAGAAACCTCGTCTCAGATTGTAACTCTAGTAGCTTTTCAGACACTACGTCTGCTCTGCTAATTTCTACTGCCATAACGGCCTCTTACTTTTTACTGCCTGTATATAATCCAAACCATGCAGCACCCGCACCTACAATAATTGATATAAGTCCTGACTGCTCAAGGGTTGGTGCTTCTAAGTCCATAAACCACATTGTGCTGTAGTATAAAAGAAAAATGTATACGCTTAAAAATGCTCGCGGAAAGATTCTCCAGCTATCCACGGCTTCCGCCAAGTCTATCCACTTTTGATACTTATTCTTGCCTTCTTCGCTCATTATTTCTCCTTAACGTGCGTGCCTCTTTTCTTGTGACCGTTCCACGCTACAAAACCAAAGAGACGCAAAGTCCAGTAGGCAAGGTAGTTCAAAAACTTAAACCCGTTTACTTCAATGCAAATGTCTCGAAAGATTCTGTCCCAGTGTGCCTGGTCTTTGTAACCCATCGTTGTGCCATCATCGTGAAGAAGTGTAGCGTACTTGTAGCCGTAATCGTGCACTAATCCACCAATGAGTAAAACTCCTGTAGGCGAAAGAAATGTAGCAAGAAACTTTGGTACAGAAGCCCCGTCAAACTGAAAACCTGCAGGGATTATGTAATTTGATCCCTCTAGTTCAAACCAAAAATCTTCTGCGACCTCCCACTGTCTTTTACCAAGAAGCCACAGAAGAATACCTTTCCAAAACCCTTTGTCTTTTGTTTCTA